TTACTTCGCGAAGTAAACGAAATAAGAAGAACCCATGTTATCAGATCTATAACCAGCTCAAAAATCATAAATATCATTGCTTTTTATTTTATTTTCGAGCGGCACCGTAGTCCGCAAATTTTCTGGTTAACTTAACTAGTAACACCTACTCGTCGTGATCCCCGTTGTACCAGTCAATGAGAAAATCTCTAGAGTACACACGACCACCCAGATCATGCACCCAACTAGCAATTCTCTTGTAAACTTCTTCATCAAAGCATACAATCTCATATAACTCTCCAACTGTTCCAACTTAAATTCGGAAGTTTCATAAAGACAACCCATATGTTTCTTTCCATAAGATGGCAATGATTCGTTAAAGTCAAACATATGACCTGCAAAATCAATTTTCCCACCTTTCTTAAGATCTGAAGTATGATAGTCTCTAGCTATGCAACCTGCCTGATTGAGGTACAAAATGTATTCCTCAATCGCTTCCATTGCAGCCTGAGTCGTGTCATCTCCAATTACATCTGGGGCATCTTTTACAACTCCCACTCTACGGATTTCCGCTAAAGCGTGCAAAGCCACTTGGGCAATTCCGTTCCAAATGATGGTTCCAAGACAGCCAGATTTCATCAATCCAGCTAACGCCTGTGCGAAACGAAGCCATCCACCAACATTAAACACGGGTTCACTAAACAGCGCGATCATTCTATTGCGAATCTGGTTCATTCTAACACGGTCATTAAAACCGCAGAACCTCACCATCAATTCGCTAAGAACATAAGCGACCCACGCCATCATAGTCCAATCCCATGAACTTTTGTCGGCAAACAGCCTCATTCCTCGGTTGTGCCTCTTGGCCAACCACTTATAACCACCTTTGTACGGTGTCCATCCGGCCTTGTTCGGCGTCTGCGAAAAACCTTCATAGGTGTAACACTTGTCAAAGAACTGGCCAAAAAGGATCCTATCAACAATCGTATCCGTAATGGAGACCGACGAAATCAAACGAAAGGCTCCCGAGTCAATTTTTGATTTCTTGTGAAGTTCATCCTTCACGAAAACATTAATATCATCGGCAATTGGCTTTTCTTTCAAAACCTCAAGCCTCTCTTCGACCTCGTCATAAACCATCATCAACGAATTCAAATCAAATGAACCATCCTCTTTCAAGAATAGTTCTTTATTCGTCTTATAGTGTTCCTTCCACGGCCATCCAGGTGAGGAATTCATATCGACGTGTTTTAGACAATCCATAAAAGTATCAGGATCCAATTCCAATTTCACAAAAGGTCGAGCTGCGCTATAAGCTTTTTCTACAAAAGCAAGCACTTTCTTAACCTCTTTGATACTAGGCGGTCTCATATTTACCCTGACTTGCTCACGCCTGCCAGCATGAAACCTCAAAGATTCCAAAATACAAAGATCGTCTTTCGACGTCCAACTGAATTCCTCCCTAAAGTTCTCCCATCCCCTACTCTTCAAAAAC